AGTATACTGTAAATTATAATTATCACTCCCAGCAGGAATTTGTGGTGATAGGTCTTCCTGTATGTAATAAAATCCAGTTGCTGCACCACCACTAATATTTACAAACTCAAGAGCATTCTGTGCTTGATTTACTACTGCGGAATATCCTGCCTTGCCTGTAAAAGCAGAAGGTGTGTCTGTTAGTCCCAAAAAGGTTGAGGCTCCAGCACCACTTACAGTATCAAAGATTAATCCATCTTCTCCTGGGTTTACAACAACAACTTTTCCAGCCTCTCCAGAATAGGAACTTGGGTCTACATCCGTTAAATCTAAGAAGGTTACAGCCCCTACTGGAAGATTTGACACCTGAACTTTCTTTTTTACATAGGATGCTGCACTATCTTCAATAATAAGTATGTCTGCGTCTACTGGTGTACTTTTTTCAGCTATTGCAGAAATTTCATTTGCTTCATTGTCATGGATAGCATCTGTATCTGAAGCAATCCCACCACTAATAGTGATTGTTACTTTTCCAGCACCTTCATCTAAAACACTTACACCGCTTCCTTCAAAGTTAATAATAATAACTTCGTCTGCTATTTCTATATCATCCTTTTCTATAGAAAATCCATTATAGAATACACCACTAGCTTCTACTGTTTCTATTCTTTTTCTAATATGGTTTAGGTTATCCCATAAAGAAGGACCACTTGACACTGTTTTGTGTGTAGCAGATTCTAGTTTATCATAAGTTATTCTAGTCTGTGGAAGGTATCCTAAAAATCCACCTGGAGGTCCACCTACTCCTCCTCCGCTAGAAGCTACCCCACCTAGATTCATAGGTTGAGCGTATATTCTTCTTTTTAAGTTATCTAGATATTGAAAAAACTGTCTTTCGTATGTCATGAAATTCTATCATCCACTCTGATTATTCTTATGTTATTACTTGGCAATCCTGTAGACTGTTCTGAAAATATGTTGCTTCCTGTATTTTTTTGGAAAAATTGTGAAGGAGCACCACTTGTACTAACAAAAAAGTATGGGTCTGCTCCATTTGAAATTTCAATTCTATGAAGTGACTGGCTGCCACTTAATACTACTGCCCCAGAAAAAACTATTTCTCCTTCTCTGTCCAAATCAGTGTTGAATGCACGAATTTCAGAATCGTTTGAAGTGACTGCAAAGTGCATATTTTCAAAAGACCCGTCTGCTTCTTCTTTAAAGTACACTCTTCCCTGTTTCATAGGAATTCTGTAAGAACTTCCAAGTTGATTCCAGTCAGTGACATCTACCGCATTATTTATGTTATTTAATCCGAAAACATGTGCCGAAGTTTCACCCACTGTATGTACTATTGCTGGAGCCGACCTAGAAATTTCAATCTTAGGGGTTCCTGGGATTTCATCTAGGATAGTTGCAAATGTTCCAGATGCTGTTACTGGTAAATCGAAGTACTTATCTCTAACAATTGCTCCACCAACCCCAGAAATTAAAATAGACCCAGAAAGGGAAGCATACAGTCTCTGAGAGTCTGTGAGAATACTAGAACCAGCTAACCAGATGTACAAGGTATCTGTTACGCCTTCTTTTAAAACCGTTACACTAGTTCCTCTATGTCTCTGTAGTTCTCCTTCACTTCTATCAAAAACAATGAATGCTCCATCGTAATCATCAGACCTAGGACTTATTCTATCGTTGTTTTGTATAGAAGAAGTTATAGACCCATATCCTCCTCCCTCTAGAGAAGTTACTGTAGTTGTTCCTCCAGTAATGTCTGTTTCTACTAAGTATGTTCCACCTTTCCATGCTGACAATTTAGCAATATAGTGGGTATCCCAAACCACTCCTGAACCCTTGTTTGTGCTTGAATGTAGTGAAAATGACCCATCAAAAGTGTAAATATCTAAATGTTGGTTTGTGCCGTCATTTCTCCAAATGAGAATAAAAAGTTTACTATAGGTTCCGTTTGGACAAAATTGCCTAATTTGAAAACCGGTAGTAGGATAGGATGGAGCTAACTGCACATCGTCTTCAGAAGTTGCTCCTGTTAAAGAAACTAGACTTCCAGTTATCTGCTCGTCATCACTTCCTACTAAAGCTATCTTACTTCCACTTAGCTCATATGGAGTAACTCTTCCCCCAGTAAGTGCTGTCATATCATTAAACGAAGTGCTTATTGCTTGAAAGGGTGTTCCTGAAGTTCCTGCACTACATACTGAAACGTATGTCCCTGTAGCTCCATCTGTATATACTACAAAAACAGTTCCACTTGAAAGAGAGTGTGTTTGTATAGGAGGCTGTGGAGTAGTTCCTATAGTTTTAAGAAGGGTTGCTGTATCTGCTGTAAAATTTATAGAAAATATTTTTATTCCTACAGTATCTTCATAAACTACGTGGATAGCTCTATTGCTGTCTATGATGGAAGTAGTAGCATAAAAACAGTCGTGTGTAACTGGAAGGTCTACCTCTAATGTAGTAAAAGTGTCAGAGTCATATCTGGTAACACCACTAAACCTATATGCAGGGTTACTTCCAGAACTTCCATAGTATGAGTATACTCCATCAAACACCACACTTTGACTTACTAAAGTTACTCCTTCATCCATTGTAATAGTAGTATTATAATTATCTACAGAGGGTTTTGCCACTGGCAATCTATCATAAGGAGAACCACCTGATTCAATCCAAACATTTTTACAGGTAGTAAGACCATCAACATAAATCTCTTCTACATTAACTAGCCCTTCTCCTTCTGTTCCAATAAGAGTAATTTCTCCAGTATTATCCAAATCTCCAATAGGAAACTCTGTTTCTCCATCAATAACTATTTGTGCTGTTCTAACAATTCCAGAATATACATTAAAATGAACCATCCAAGAATATTCAGTCTCTTCATGTGTGTACCCTACAATAATAGTTCCTGTATTATCTATTGTGCAGACTTTTGCCTTTACGTCTTCTTCCTCATAAACAATTTCGTCAATATCTGTTAGTTGCCCATGAGAAAGTTTCGTCCAGTATCCTAAAGCAGTGGTAGACTTATACGCATATCCGTCACCAGTTACACATACAAAAATACCGTCTTTTATGTATAGGTCTTTTATATTAAGATTAGATAGTCCTGAGTTATATGAACTCCATGAATCAATCTCGAATGGTTTTCTGTAAACCCCTCCTCCCACTGTTCCAATATATACATATCCATCCCAAGCAAAATATGCAAAAAGTCTAGGACATTGCCTATCAAGTGTATAAGTTGAAACATATCCACCTGTATTGTTTGCAGTTACTTCAAGGTCTGTTATTAACCCGTTTCCATTGTAAATTCTAGAAGTTACATGTACCAAATCTCCAACTGTTCTGTTTCTATATCCAGTAATTGTAAGAGTTTTTTCTTTTGATACTTCAATAACTTCATTCAGTGTCTTGTTTGCTGTAGTATAAGCACTACTATAGTTTCTAATGGCGTTAGAAGAAATTACAACCGTTCTATCATCATTGCTGTCTATTTGCCATCCCGCATTGGCTTCCGCAGAGCCAGTAATCCAAGTATCTGTTGCTAGGTCTCTTCCACCCCAAACTACAACTCTATTTCTTGCTGTCTTATCATTCTTAATATACTTTATCTCTGTTATATCTGTTTCATAAAAAGTTTCAGATACAGATTTTGTATCTACATCTAACTCTCCTATTTGTAAAACATCATTCTCATCAAATATCATATACCATCCACTCTGTTGTAGAAGTGGCATAATCATTTCCCACGTAAAGGCATTTCCAAAAGTAACGTCTTTATTTACTGTAGACCCACTTCCAGCGGCTGTAAAGTTATAGCTTACTCCTGCTCTATCTAACCACAGACTAATCCAGTATTTTGCATTAGAAACCCATCCTGGATGCCATGTTCTATTTTCAAAATTTCTTTGTAATCTAAAAGAATTATCTTGGGCAGATATACTTATAGTTCCGTCATGTTTTGTTACAATATCTTCGATGTAGAATTTTCCAACTTTATTTCCATCTTCCCATAAAGTTAAAGCATCCCAAGACCCAAAACCTCTAGAGGTATCTAATAGGTCTAAAGAAATAGCCTTAATTCCCTCACAGATGCTTGACGTTCTTTTATATAGTATAACATCTTCTGTTATATCTGTTGAAATCCAATTTAACTGAAACCTTGCCATTTATTTTTTTAGTGAAAGGACTGTAATAAAACCGCCTGTAGCAGTTAATGTGTGGTCTACAGATTCCACATACCAGTCTCCACTAGCTCCTATTGTTGAATAGTTGAATGTTACTATCTGTCTTGCTTCGTAGCTGGAATCTCCTAAAATTGCAACTCTACAAGTCTCTCCTAGCTTATTAAGAAGGGCTAAATTCCTACTCGCTGCTAGGTTTGCTTGCTGTTGTGACCTTATCCACTCAGCAGAAGCTACTACCGTTTGGTAAAATCCACTTGGTAAGTGTGGACTTGTTGCTTTTGATTCCGAAAAAATTCCACTTGTTCCATAAACTACCACTCTATTTCTTAAGTCCCTAGTAGTAATTACTCTACTAGCTTCAATAATTTTTGTGTTGTCAACTGTCTTTGTTGGAGTATCTCCAGACATAAGACCATTCCATCTTTCAACAAACCAAGCTTTTCCAGTTTGGTCTGCATAAAGGTACCATCCAAGGGTATTTGCAATTCCTTGACAATATTCATAAACCGAGGCTAAATTTACTTCTACATTTAAAAAGGTAAAGCTAGGTGATTCATACCCATAGCTTGTAATTCCAGCTAGTGCAAGTAGTTGTTGTACTAAATCTTCTGCATCAATGCTACCTCTAGAAAATGGGTTATCTGGATTTTTAGAGGCTATAAAATAATCTGATGCTCTGACCATAATTCCATATGCAGAAATCCTTACCTTTGTTGGAGGAGTACTTTTAGTTACCTCTTTTACATATCCAGAAAAGATAGTATTATAGTCCCCAACATAGCCCAAATCACAAGTAACTGCATCTCCATTACTTAGGGAAGAAGTTTCTGCTTCTACTATTAACATTGGTGCAGTATCTTGATGAGCTTCTTGAAATTTAATACTTATTACTCCAGAAGTATTTGTAACACTGTTATATACTCTAAACATTCTTAAAAAGCTCACTATTTACTATGTATACTTTGTCATCTATTTCTAGGTCTGTTCTTATTGTTTGGGCTATAACCATTTGTCTTTCAAACTTGGCATTATGCATGTAGAAATTTCCTACTATGCCATCTGGTCCACTAAGTGTAACTAGTGAACCGCTATAGACATACTGATTTAGTTTGGTCTTATCAGCATCCCCCACTATATAATATTCAATATTATAAATAGGAACCTTATTTCCAAGCAGTTGAATTACAGAGTATCCCTCAATTGGTTGAAGAACAGCTGTAATTCTTTCTTCTGTATTTCCTACTTTTTGTAGGAATATTCTAACGTCTTCTAATTTCCATGTCATGCTAACACCACCGATTGTGTAATATCGCCTGATGCTGTTTCTTGTGCCAACAGGTCGTCTGCTAAGTATGATTTTACTGAGGTTGCCACTATTCTTCCATCTAGAGTAAGTTGTGTATTGCTTTCAATTTCAAGAGAAATCGTTGGACTTACTGCTTCTTGGAATAGTTGCCTGAATTGTTCAATTATTCCTCCCTCTTCTCCAGCCCCGTAAGGACTAAATATTTCTAACCCTTGTAGCCACTCTATAATTTTATTAAAATTTTCTCCTGCTTCTGGAGCATCTTTCATCATATCGTCATGAAATTGTCCAGACGTAAAGTATGTAGAAAGCGTTCCTTCCTGTATTGCCTCTACCATTCCAACTAGTGCATCACCAATTCCAGCCTGTGGTATTTGTGCGTCTCCTGGAACAACCATGGAGGCAACCTTTCCACCACCAGAAAATGTTGTTTCTTCTTCTTTTGGTTTAAATAAGTCCTGGAGGAATTTTAGAGCTTTATCTATAAACCCACCCTCTTCTCCCAAAGAGTAGGGTTCTACTGCTTTTGGTAGTTGAGAAGCGTCTATAACAACATCAAATGCCTCTTCTTCTGTCATTTGTGCATCTTTAATCGCAGCACCTATGCTACTAATAGCTTGTCCTGCTATACCTCCTTTTACATCTTCCCACCACGTTGCTACTTCCTTTGTTAAAAATTCAATAATCTCCTCTGGGGATAATATACCCCCATCTCCTAAACCTAAAGTACCACCTACCCCTACTCCTACTCCTATTGGTTGACCTTCATTTATTAGTCCATTTTCTCCAATATCGTTGATAATAAGATTTTCTAACCAACTTTTTATTGGAGCATCCGTTTCTCCCTTACCTTCCCCACTAATACTGGAAAGAATGTTATCAAAAATTTCTGGAAGGGAATTAAAGTCTGGAAGATTTTGGAAAGGTTTATATGGCTCTTCATACTGTGATTGTGAAGATGAAAATAGCGTAGGAGCTTCTTTATAAGATTTAAAATCAAGAGGATTAAATTCAGGTATTGCTGGTCCAATTTTTTCAAAATAATCTTCTAAGGTTTTTCCAGAAGTTCCCTCATTAAATTCCTTTTGTGATTCTTCTGTATATATTAAAGCACCTTCAACAAGGCGAACATCCTGGACATCTGGATAGAACTCTAGTCCTTCTCCAAAGTTTCCTTGGAAATCCCCAAGAGCATCAATTGCTGATTGGATACTTCCTCCTCCACCAGCTCCTCCTTGCGTAAGGGCATTTCCTGTAAATGGAACATAGAATTTCATATTAGCAGGTAAGTTATACACACCCTCTAATTGTTTTTCAGAAGTATCTAAAATATCTTTCAAGATAAGGTTGGTTAATTCTTGGTTCATTGAAACAACGCCCCAACCATCAGACGCTTTTACAAGAACATCTTCAATAACTCCACCGTATTCTGGAACTTTTGCCTTAATTGCTGCATCATCTAGAATACTTTGGTTTGCTGCTGCTTGTATTTCTGCAAATGTAGAATCTCCAAAATCAGAAAGACCAAGATTAGAGAATTTTTCTTTAATTACATTTTCGTCTAATCCCTCTTCAACAGCTTGTTTAAAAGCTTCTGTTGTTACGCCATTTATAGTTTGAAATCCCTCAGTTCCGAACCAGGCTACCCAAGTGTCCATACTGGCAACCCAATCTGCGTACGAAATTCCCTCGTTAAATCCAGCAGCTACGGAAGCTACAAACTTCTCTTCATCAATTACTGCAGCAGCTTCCATCAACTTTGATAGTTCTGATTTAAAGGTTTTACTTACGTCTAAAGTTACTGGGAACTTTATTTCATTCTTTGTAATGTTAGAAAGAATTCCAGTAGCTAGGTTAGCAGCATCCCCTGCTAACTCTTTCATTTCTTCTGCATTCTTTTCGGGTTGAAGATTTAGTTCATACCATTCGTCCGTCATAGCCTTTAGAAGCTGAATCTGTTCGTTACTTCCCCTATAGAACAGCTTATACATTGTGTCAATTAGGTCAGTAGTTGTACCTACAGAGGTGTTAAGTTTCATAAACTCATCACCAGCAATGTTTGCAAAGCTGGCAACGTTTAAGTCAAATCCCTCAATACTGTCAATCTTGTCTTTAAATTGTTTAGAAGAAAGCTCTCCAGAAACTGCTTCTGCACGAAGAAGTTCCTTATATTTTCCTGTAGCAGACTCTAAAGCAGCTCCGTAATCCTCAAAGAACTGTGCTGTAAAGGCAGGTTCAAATCCAGCCCCTTTACCTTGTCTTATGTTAATTGCTTCATTTAATCGTACAAGTTCATCTCGTTTTTCTGGGTCTGCTTGTCCAACTGCAATATCAGTTCTTGTAACATCCTCAAATTCATCTCCAAAGCCTATTTCAGCTCCGGTTACTCCTTCGATAATACCCTGAGCAAAGTTTGAAACATCATATCTTGCTTTTAGAATCCAATCTCTCATTGGAGTTTCATCTAACATATCTTCAACAAGTTGGTTTCTTGCCTCTACTAATTCTTGTAACTCTGAATCTGTTGTTGGTTTATCCGGTTCATCTTCTGTAGCAGCTTTAAAAGCTCTTCCAAAAAATTCCGTGAAGTCTGCTTCGTAGTTCCAAATTGAATCTGCTATTGCACCAGCAATCATACTTCCAACTTGAGCCGCAATAAGTACTCCACCAGACCCAAGACCAGCAGCAATACCAACTCCTATTCCTGCAGCTCCTCCTGCTACTTGTCCAAGCCCTCTTTCTTTTTGACCAGAGGCGGCACTTATTATAGACTGAACTCCAACAGAAAGTGCTGCTGGAATTGATGAAGCAATTTTACCTGCATGTGGACTATCCCTAAGAGCATCACCTGCTCCTCCTAGTAAGTTACTAATTGGTCCTTTGCCAGACTGTGATTGTAAACCACCTACTAAAGAGTTGAATGCCCCTGCTGAAAAGGTATCTAACTTTCTACCAGCTATACCACTTCCTCCAGAGGAGGCTAAAGCTACTCCAAAAGCCGTTATAACAGGTATAGCAGAACCAAAAATTTCTGTAAGTTCTGAAACAGTATCTAATGTTACAGTCAGAGAGTCCGCTACTAGTTTAATTATAGATAGGAAACCGCCTTCGGTTCCTAGGGTTTGTGCAAACCTTTCAAAAGAGTTTTCTAACTTTGTCAGTGCAGTTGTTACAGTTTTCATTTGCTCTGCTAAAGCCTCTTCTGCATCTCCTGCAGCACTTGCGGAAACTCCAGTAAGTCCTTGAACTCTCTCTAAGTTTTCAAGTACCGTGATAAATTGTGTAGCACGTCTATTACCACCACCTATAGCAACAGCCAGCTTATTTAACTGCGCAGGTGAAATTATTTCGGCTTTTTGTAGTTGGTAAATTTGAGCTAATACGTCATTGAAGTCTAAAGCTTCACCCTTAGTATTTTCAATAGCGATACCTAAATTACGAAGCTCTGTTCTTGCAGCATCTGTTTGATATCCAGTAACAAATGCCCTAAAAGCGTTACCAACTTCTGTAGCTGAAAGCGTTGTATTTTCTGCTAGTACAGCAACATATGCGTTTAGTGAATCTATACCAATTCCAGCATTTTCGGCAGATGATGAAGTGATAGCAAAAGATTCTGCTAAAGTTTCTATACTTACAGCAGCGTTTTTAGATACGGCTACCCATGAATCCAGCAAGCCTCTACTGTTATCAAGGTCCATATCTAACTGTCTTAAACCACCAGCAAGAGTGTCAAGTGCCTTTTCCTCATCCATAGTGGTAATTGAGGCAAGCAACATAGCATCACCAAGAAGTTTAGTTGCTATTGCTGTTCTTTCTGATGCGTTTGCAACATCTCCAGCAGCTCTGTAAGCTAACTCGTATCCTTCTACAACACCAATCACAGAAGAACCAGTTTCCTGAGCTACTTTATATGCCCGTTCAAAAATTTTACTACTTTCTTCAAAAGCAGTACCAGTTGCGATTGCAGCAGCAGCTAGTTTAGTTTGAAGTTCAATCATTTCTCCAGAAATTTCTTGGAGTTTTCTCATAGGTAACCATACTAGCTGTGCAGCAATAGCCCATTTGAAAACTTCTCCAATATTTCTAGCAATAGCCTGACCAAAGCTTCTAAACCTTTTCTGAGTATCTACTAAGGACTGTCCCCACTTATCTGTGGTAATCCTTACTTGCTCAGTAATTCCCATATCATTTTTTTTGGAGGCTGTCCAAGTTACTATCTCAGTAGACGCTTCTCTAGTCGCATTTGTAACATCATCCATAGTCATGTCGTATTTCTTTAAAATCTCGACTACTTCTGGGAATTCTGATGTTGCTTGCTTAATTTGGTTAGCATCACCAAACGCTTTCTTTTTTACATCTCCTAGTTCTTCAGTTTCCATACCACTGTTTGGGAGGTCTTCCAAAGCATCTTTTTTAGCCCGCTCTACTTTTTCCCAAAATATTGCCTGTGCTTTTAGGTGAGTAGCTTCTTCCTCAGAGGATGTTTTAGATTTGCTGTAATATTGTTCACTTATTTTGCTGGCATTAGCAATAGCCTGTCCAAGGTGTATCCAGTTACCCTGTTCATTTTTAATTTGAATACCAATTTTTCCACTTCCACTAGTTTTTTCCCTCAGATTTGCCCAGCCCTCTCTAAGGTCTGCTGGTGCTCCTCTGGCGTGTGCTCCTAATGGAATTATTTCTTGTCTACTAAATCTTGTTTGTGGAGTTCTTTTTGTTCTTGCTGGTAACTGAAGAGGATTATATTCTCCTTCAGCACCTGTAGTTGCTGTTAGCTTTTTTGAAAAAGTTCTTTGTAGTCCTTCTAGAGTTTTTTGAAGCGAAGAGAACTCAGAATTTACTTTTATAGTATCTTTTAAAAGCATTTCCATTTCTTTAGACAAAGGAGAAAAAACATTTCCACCAGGAATACTAGCAATGCTTTTGATTATCTCTGCTAGTTCTGTTCTGTTTTCTAAAATGAGTTTCTTTACTTCTTGTAGCTCACTGGTTAATTTGGTAAGTCTATTAGCCATTATCCCTCTATTAATTTCTTATCAATTTCCATAACTAATCCTGGGTCAATAGGACTGTTATATTTACTTTTTCTGTCAAAAACCCTATCAAACCAACTTTCCAACTCCTCTGATGACCCTTCCCATATCATGGTCTCTGTAGGTCTCTTTTCCTTTGGTAATTCCCTAAATGAATCTATCTGAGACTTTTTTCTTACTACGTATGATATTGTATAAGGTAATTCACTAATATCATCCATATTAATATCAAACGGCAATTGTAATGATTTAGAGACCGACCATAGAGCCTCTATTGCATTACTCCGTGCTATTTTTTTAATTCGTCCATACCTAACTCAAGACTTCTGTATTCTTTAAGTAATTGGTCTTTTATTTCTGCTGGTAAGTTTTGGAATTCTTCAAAGTTTTCCATTAGGGGTGTTTTATACTCAGAGTCTTTATATAAACTAAAAAATACTATATGGTCATAGAAACTTCTTGTTAGCTCTACTTCACACATCTCATTTCTTATTCCTACTAAATAATCTTTTCTTAGGGTTTTTATATCTTTCTCTAGTAGTTCCTTTTTTGCTTCTGATGCCCTATGTACAATTTCCTCTCGTACTAAATTTTCTCGTTTCTTTGGATATTCATCTACAGCTTTTTGGTACTCTTCCTGCTCTTCCAAAGATGCTTCTGATTCTAATTCAACTGGAAAAGGAATCTCTACTTCTTTAATTACATCTGCTGAAATTTCTTTTAGTAAAGATAATAAAATAACTTCAACAAGCTGTTTAGAATCTAAATCAGTAACATCTGGTATGTACGCAAGATGCTCATCTGATTTAGGGTCTTTTAAAGCATCTCTGAGTTTTCTACTGTCTCTGAGTGCCTTTACTCTAGCTCTTTGAAGCTCCGCATCTCCAACTAACCTCATATAAAAGGTTACTGGCTCTGCATCTTTTCCTATTACTACAACAGGTTTTCTGTAGTAAAATAAAGAACTTATATCTACATCATTTTTTTCTGGTGATAGTGGCATCTTTTCCTCTCCTAATATTTTAAAAAATAGTGGGGTCATATTTAAATACTAAAAGTAGATATAATATGACCCCTTAAGTTAATCTCCCTTGTTAGTCGATTGTACTTATTTTGTTGTTTTACTCTAGACTCTTGCACCAGAGTAAATTACACATGCTCCTGTAGTACTCTTGAAATTAAACACCTGTACAGCATTGTCGTTCACGTTTGCTGTGTAGCTATCACCAACAATCTTAATTGTTGGAATGTAGATAGTCTTCAGAATTTGTGTACCTGATGCTGGATTAGTTAGTTGAATTTCTAGTGGTAGTTCTGCCGTATCTTCATACTCATTCAGAGCGAACTCTGTATTTCCTGAACCAATTGCACCGTAAGTTAATAGGTCGATTAATTCTTCGTCAGTATCAAGAACAGTAAATGAACCTTCGACAGATGGTACTTGTGATTGGTAACCTACAAGTTTATCATTACCCATCTCTCGAATTTCTGTAACATTCAAATTTCCATTAATTGTTACAGACTGTACTCTAGGAATCAAGTTGGCACTAATTTCGATTTCAATGTCTTTACCTTGAATTGCGGCTGGCATTGTGCTATCCGAAACATCCGACCAAGTATCTCCGCCTGATGCTTCATGAAAGACAGCAATCACTTGTGCTGTTCTTGAATCGCCAGTAGTTAGCGTATTTGCAGATACTGAATATTCTCCAGCTGCTGGTCCGCTTGCTACTTCTTCCAAATAATCCCCATCTAAAATAACTGATAGACACTTATCACCATTTTTCAATGTGACAGGAGTATCAACTAAATCGAATGAGGTTGTTCCAGTCGTAAACTTCTTAACAACAACGTTGTATTTGAAGTATCGTCTTTCAGTCCCTGTGGCTGTGTAGTCCTCAGTTCCTTCACCATCTACGGAATAAGAGAATGTAAAGTCTTGGATTCTTAATTTTTTAGCATGTACTGATTTGGCATATGTTGCCACGCTGTCTTCACGAATGTAAATAACAGCATCAATTGTGCCTAATTCTCCAATATCCACACCTGCACCTGGGTAGGCACTAGGGTCTGTCCCTGTAAGTGTAGAAAAAACTTTAACTCCTGTATCAAATGCAGAAAAAGGTAGTGATACAGTTGGAATGTCTTCGACAGTTCCAGCGTGTAACGGATTACCTAATTCGTCAATATCCGTTGAAGGCGTATTTGAGCTTACTTCCGCTCTCTGAATTCTAGATGCTAAGAAAGCATCTCTTGGACCAACAATTTTAAGTGCCAGTTTCTTTGAGGGAATTGCTATACGTCTTGCCATTAATTCCTCCTAAAATGTTAAGCTATATATCTTGAATGAATCGCTACCGAAGCACGCCACTCCAACAAACTCTGAAGTTCCGTATCATAGTTTTTTGGTCTGTATTGGTGCTTTATAATATCCAGGTACCCCAGACTGCTAGGGCTAACAGCTGGTGGAAAGCCTTCGTCATAATCCCACACTGGGATATGACCTTCTTCCCTTATTTCACCGAATATTTTGTAGCCAATTTCATCTCTTTGTTGTTTAGTGCTTCCAAAAATCTCTAGCCACCAAACTCTATCGTACCTTTCCGCTCCTCCTAGCTCATGTAGGGTTGAACCGATATCCCCACCCACGATTGCTACACGTGGTATTTCCAAATCCCCACCATAGTAGGAGTCTACTATGCTTACTCCTGTTCCTTCAAATAGGTCAATAAGCCAATAGTATACACTTAGTTCTTGTTTTCTTTCTAAATACATATTATGTTCCTACGTCACTTATTCCCAAATCTGTGATATATTTATCCATTTGTTTGGATATTCTTTTTATTCCAACAGCTTTTCCAATCGAAGGAAGATAAACTCTCTCTGTTTTAAATTTATCCTTATTTGAAATATTAGAAAGTACTGCATCCCTTAGTGTCTGTATGTCTTTCTTAGTGAGATTTTTTAAAGTTTCTTGGCTTCTGTATATAGCTAGTTGTCTTTTAGCTTTGTTTGTAGTTACTCTTTTTATAGTAGCAAATACTTTATCCAGCTCTCCTTCATCATTCTCAAGTTGGTCATGTAAATCATCAATTAACTGCGTAATCACTTCTAGTATTTTAAGTCTTGCTTCATACCCTTTTTTTACTTTTAGTTCTACTGTAGATGCTTTTTTTATTAGCTTATTTCCTTTTTTTATTATCTTAGCTTCTACTGTACTAACTGCTCCTGGTGCTCCGTATGAAGGGTATGGGTATAAAGCCCCACCAACAAACTCCATATTACCATACTCTAAAAAATACCAGTATGGTGCACTATCCCCTAATTCTGAATATCTTGCAGAAATAATACTATTATACATGTCTGAAAGGTCGCTTTTATTGTTCCACTTACTTCTTTTCTTTCCTTTTTTAGAGGGAGTTCTTTCTAGTACTCCAGCATCAAATATTTTCATCCATCCAATCATTCTTGCTGTTGGATTATTTGCTCTAGTTACCCTTACTTTTTCTACTATTACAAACCAATCTTCAACCTTTCCAAAATACTGATTACAGTCTTCTTTTAAGTTCATTAATACTGATTGTCCATCATAGTCAATTTTTGGAATAAGTTTAGAATCAACCAGCCTTATAAGATTTTCAAGCATCATGTCTGGGATATCTCCAGAGGTTTGTTCGTGGGCAACAACAAATTCTTTTTTTAGCTCAGAGGTAGTTTCTCCCATTAGTCCATCTAAAATTTCCCCTAGTATTATGTTGTCAGGGTCTTTTACTGCTACTTTAGAATCAGATTTAAACTCTTCTATTTCTTTAGCTAAATCTTTTGCAAGAACCTCTAATTTTTTTATTTGTGAAATAAGAGTTCCAGTAGACTCAGCAGCATCTGCAAGTTGGTCTTTCCACTGCTCTAAACTATATCTTCCTGCCATTTATTTTTCCAACTGGTCGCCGAATAATACTTCAACAATGGCTCTTGTGAATTCATTAAATCCATCAAGAACTTCTTTTCTAATTAATTTATACTCTTCTGAATTAGGGTCTAATACGTCCTCAATGTTATTTAGGGTTATTGCTAAATATTTCTTATTTTTATTACCAAGAAACTTAACAATCTCTATTACATTTAGTCCTTCAATTATCACCCCTACTTCTCTGTTAGACATCCTTTTCCTCCTCATTAAGAATTAAGACAATTCTGTTCAATGTTGGTACACCTTTATAAATTCTTCTATCAATACTCATAAGTTTTCCATCTACTTGTACTGTTTCCGAAGAATTAACTATGGTTATATTTGATGTAGTGTATTCAATCTGTGCACGACATTCTCCCTCAAACAATTCTCCGGCAGAATAACCAACCCCTTTATCCATACTATTCCATCTCACGTGTGCTGTTATTGGATATCCTGATATTACATCAATCCAGTAATTTCCTCCACATGTAGGACAAAAAGAGTTAGTAGAAACGTTTGTTACTGGGTCTAGACTACAGCCAGAAATTGTACAGGCTGTTTGTCTTACCGATGAATTGAACGTTATTGTTCTACCAATAGCATCTCTAATGTCATCTATTTTATCTTTTGTATCACTGGGAAATGTTATTGTCATATCTTTCAAAAATCTTTTGCCATTTTTTGGCTATATCTTTCCAAACATACTCTTTGGAAGTAAATTTTTTATAGCTTTCTCTCCCCAATATTTCCCGTAATTCTTTATTTTGATACAGGATTTCAAGAGACTCTGCAACATCCGCAGGATGAACAAGTCCACCTTTTACTAATGTTTCAGGACTCCATAAGTATTGATTTACTGGGGTAAGAATGCCCACATCTTCAAACAGTTCTGTACAAGCACTGTGATTTGGTACAATTTGTGGAATTCCACAAGCAGCACCTTCTGTTGAACAAAGTCCCCAACCTTCACCAGTTGAAGTATTTATTCCTACATCTGCACAGTTATAAATCATATTTAGTTCTGGTAATGTTACTTTCTGATTACCTTTTACTGTGTTAGTTAGAATAATTCTATGCTGTATTCCCAATTTTGTGCCAAGGCTTAGAACATCCCATCCTGAATCTTTTATACCTGCATGATGATAGTATTTAACGTTTTCTGGTTTGTCTTGAACAAACTCTGCAAAACCTTCAAGTGCAACGTCAATTCGTTTTCTTGGTTGGTTTCTATTAACATTAAGTACAATAAAGCTTTCCCACAATTCTGGATTTTTATCAAAGTACTGTTTTCTTACTTCTAACTTATCTCCTAATGGATAGAACACTTCTAAGTCTGTTCCATGAGGAATAATCTCAAACTCAATATTGGGCATAACCTCTGAACAAACTTTTCTACCAAACTCAGTGTATACTACTGCTGTCTTCACTAGGTCAAAATTATGAAACCACTGTTCAGAAAAATCAGTACCATCTACAGGAAAATATGTAATTATAGGAGGTGTGATATACCCATCTACTGTTTCTTCTAAGTCTTTAAACACCCTTAGATACTCTGAAATTACCCAGATATCATTTAGAATAAAAACAAAATTATACTCATTGTTTATAAATTCTTTAATTCTATTAAAACCCCATAAATCTCCACCAAGACTGGCAGGATAAATATTATGTTTATATTTGTGAGGGTCTCCTCGATAGTTAATTGCTATGTGGTCAATGTGCCAATCATCTGGCAAGTTCCCAATAATACCATGTGCTACTCTTGAAAATCCAGTGGGAGTAACACCGTCACTTATAAATAATCCCTTCATGTTTTCCTTTCCTTTCGTATCTTTAGTTAATTAAGTCTCTCTTAAAAGTCTGTGCTAACTTTTTAGTTGGTGGTGTTAGATACCCCAACAACTCTTCATAGTCTCTTTTAAGAGAGGCATTTTTTTGTTTGCCACCCTCAATATTTGAGAAGGCTATTTCATCATCCTTCCAAGAACCATAATCCCATGCATTATTTTCTAAGGTTCCACCTTTGATAATAAGGGATGCCATTAATATTATAGGTCTTTCATCAGATACTTGTACTATGGGTGGAGAATCATACTTATAGTCTGAAGAACTCCACCCATTGGCTGTTGTGTTTCTTGATACGTTGTTACTAGCATCAATAACATATTTACCATTCCACCAAGGCATAAGAGCTTTCACTCCTGCTACCAAAGAGGTACGTAACCAAGAATTTTGGTATCTGTATGAGGAAGAATCAATATCGTATAGTTGTAATCTTAATGCATCTATTAAGTAATCTAAATTGCTAGAGCGTACTGGCATTTTCTATCCTAAATCCATATTATTATATTTAGCCGTTCTTTCTATAAAAGCTAAGGTTTTTTCCTTGACCGAGATTTATAAACGCTGTACAGAATGTACGCCGTAATTTATAATTCTTTTGTTATTGGTTGACTGTCTTTTTGTTGTACTTCTGCTAACCTTTGCCTAATATGCACCATAGTCTTTTCAGGTCTCTCTAGTTCTTCGGCTATTGAAAGAACCCTGTAAAGTACTGGTTCAGAATCAATTTCGTTGAGGTCTTTTTTAAACTTCATGTATGGGGCAGTTACAATTTCTTCAATTACTTCTCTGGAGTATTCTTCGTAACTTTTAACCTCTTCACCTTTAGGCTGTGGTTTTTCTTTTGTTTCCAATTTAACAAGATATCCCTGCTTAAAGAGGGATTTGTTTTGTCTTTCAAAATAAACTTCTTCCATCTGTGACCAGACTTCTACAAAACAACCCTCAGAATTTTTGACGGGGTTTCCTTGTAAGATAACTGATTCTGGTATTCCGTTAAATGGATTTACAACAGAAACTTCAACCTTTCCTAAAATAGCTTTCTTATAAATTGCTACAGGATTTCCTGTTTGCATTTTAGCAAAAGCATCTGGTGAAACTGTATTTTCTGGCATTCTAATCTCCTTTCCTATTTGTTAATTTTTTTCAGAATAGGAAGATATTTCACTTCCTATTCTGATATCTATAAACTCTACTTATATGTATACTATGAATTTTTCTAAGAATATTATTTCTTTAAATCATCCATAGATACTTATTAAGTGATTTCTATAACATAAATTCCTTCCGCTTTGTCGATAATCATACCAAATTGTTGGTAGATTTCAAAGAACCATTGTGGAGGAGTTGGTCTTGGGTCAGTATATTGTTTTTCCTTGATATCACCATAAGTGATAAACTCACCAACATTTTTACCCATAACAAGAATCTTGTTTGTAGGCACTAATGCACTGTAAGTATCGGGATAATCCCAATCTTGGTCGATTACAACAATTTCTGCACCGTAGTATTTTCCTAACATTCCTGAGGACATAACTTTTTCAAGTTGTGAGTCTACACCAACAATTGTAGAACCGCCATCATCCCAAAATGCACCAAATTTGGTGATAGGATTTAGTACGCTTCTTACACCTGCAACAACAATAGGTCCACCGATTGTTTGGGAAATTTGCTGAATAGCAGTTTCCAAAGCAGTGGATGTTACCGCAGTAGCTACTGCAGCATAGTTGCTTGGTGTATTTCCTGCTGTCCATACCGATGTAAGTGCAGCAAAAACTTTGTTTTGATAATAGTCTTTTAGGGTTTTTAGCATTTCTTCACGAATTCTTTCAATTGTTCCCAATTCACCAGAATTTAATTCCCACTCAGAGGCGGTAACTTTGATGTCAGCCCCATCAAGTGAGTAGTGAAGACGTTCAACGATTGTGAATTCATCAGCCAGATGTACTGTTCCAGGTACTAATGTACGAACATTAATCCCTTTACGTACTTTCTTTACCAATGCATCCCCTTCTTTCATTGCACGTGAGTTGAGTAACATGCCGACAAAATCAGTTGTGATATGTCCTGGGTCAATGAACTCAACAAGTAGTTCCGCTAATTCATCTCTCTTTTCTTTATTACTCATAAGAGAGGCGATAGCCTCGTTATATTTATTTTTTTCCATTAATTTACTCTCCTAAACATTACGGAAACTTAAGGTTGTCTAGTTCTAAATGTTAATTCTCGTTTTGTAGTATCATGATGAACGACTGTTGCAACTTGTCCAGCAGCAACACCTGCTGTAGCTATGTAGCTAAGTTTTCCAGCTTGTCCAGCTGTGTCATCTGCGGTATTCAGTACCTCGCATCTTGCTCCAGGTACTAAGCTTGAACTGTAAACATAATTACCACTAGTTACAGTATATGTACCACCAGCATGTAGAGCAACTAGTGCTCCAGAAGGAATAGTTCTTCCTTGCAACATACTTGGTGCAGTTGTGTATACATCAGCATTGAATGGTAAATTAGTAGCTCCTGCGAATCCACCTCTTAGGTTACTTGAACCTGCTGGGTAATTAACATAAATTGGGGGTTCTTGTTGAACTGTTGAAAAGGCAGCTAAGTATAGTGCCTCTTTTGCTTCGTCAGATGTTGCGGGAACTCTGCACCCAACCAAATCAACCCTACTTCCATAGTTATGATTTTGGGAGTGGTTCACGATAATGCACATACGACCTTCAACAATTGCCTCTGTTGCTACTGCTCCAATGCTATCAGCAATCTTTCTAAATCTCATTTTATTCCTCCGTTACTCTTTGTCTTTTCCGAATTTAAGGAAATTAGCAAGTTTACTAGCATCTAGTTCTGCCTCTTCATCGCCTAAAATAGGCGGAAGTGTTTTTTCTCTTTCTTCTAGTTCAGCAGATTTTTTTGCTTCTTCAATTTCTTTTCCGAAAGCTAGAACTTCTGCGATTAGAAACTTTAGAGCGGCTTCATCCATAGCAAGCAAAGTTTCGGAGTTTTCTACAAAGTACTCGTCCCCTTTTTCGATACCCGCCTCAGTAAACTGAAGTTTAATATCAGCCATTTTTTCTGCACGTTCTCTTTCTGCTTCTACTTCAACTTTAAACTCTTTTAATTCTGCGATTTCAGTGGAAAGTTCCTCTACTGACGCAATTGAATTTTCGAGTTTTTCTAGTAATTCCTCTTTTTCCTCTTGCAACCCAGTCAAAGACTTTTCCAATTCTTTGATTTGTAATTCTTTCTCTTCCATATTTTTTTTCTCCATTTCTGCTAATGCAAGAATAGTTGTGCGACCCTCATAGGCAGGTGTCTCTACAAGAGTAGCTGCCTTTAAGACTGTGTGGTAAAGGTCCATTACACCCTCATATTTTTGGCTATCACTGGTCATTGTATAACCAATTTCCCAAGAAATATTAAGTGTTTCATCTTTTTCTTTCTTTTCTTTTAGTAAGCCTATGTCTTCTGGTCTCTCACTGTTCCACAGAGCAGCAAGTCCCTCAATGCGATTTCCAACCTCTTTCAGGTGAGTAATCACACCAATTGGCACTGACGCTTCATGTCCTTCAATCTTTCCAAGGGTCATTTTTATAGGCATGTGAATACCAGAATTGATAATGTTACTAAACTCCTCTTTCGGAATTCTTACTTTATTCCCATTAGGTTCATCATCAGTGAGGATGAACTTAGCCCATGTTACATTAGGATTAAGTAATAAAGAGGCAAAGGATTCATTAACCTTTTCACTATTATCTATACTATATTGTACCATATCTGACGAAATCTTGATAAATTCTGTCATTTTTTACTCCTTTTCTGTTGATTTTGGCTTGTTTTTAGTAGACTCTACATCCGTATTAGCATCATTACTGTTATCTTGTTTGTCAAACGGCTGTGGATTGTACTCATCTAAGCCCAATTTTTCTAATAAATCTTTTTCTTCTTTTCTAGAGTGAACTTCTTCATTCCAGTTGTAACCATAAAATTCTGAGATAGAAGTTCTAGAAATATTTCCTTTTTCATACAGCTCTAGGAGTGCAACTGACAGGTCATCAAATTTTACCAAATTGATTTTTTCAAACCTTACTCCACCATAGTCCCCCAAATCATTCTTTTTTACTACTTCATCATAGATGTATTTTGCAATTCTTAGTAGTTTGTTTCTAAAATTTTCCATTGTGGCTAATGGAGAGAGTGTTGCAAAATCGTGGTCAGCGGAACCACTTCGTTCTGCCTCTCCCATAATTAGTACTCTTGGAAAACCTAAAGCATAGATTATGTCGTTATTTACTTCTTTGTACTTATCATTACTTAAAAGAGCCTCTACTGGAGGTATTACCCAACTAACATCAAGAGTATGATTTCCAAATAGTTGAAAAACTCTTTCTACACTAGCTGGTGATACCGCATATCTTGAACTAATTTGTGACTTTAAATCTTCTAGTTGATATTCTGTTTCTTGTGTTAGAGGAAAATCCTTATCTCCAAGCCTAAATATTTGTATAGCTTCAATTACTCTAGATGCTAGTGCAAAATCCATAGCACGAATGTTTCTTTTGTGTTCTAATGACTCAAGTGCTGAATATAGATAAGGTGTTGGATACGGAGTATCAACCATTGGTTTTCTTCTGATAAATAAATGATGGTCGTCTTTCAAAAGAATTTTTCTATTCCCTGCTTTAATTTGTTCTACAAACCCTGGATATGAGGTTAGAAAATCTGATATCGTTTTTGAATCTTCTGGTGTAGTTGGTGTTAGAGATTCTTGTAGGAGTTTTAAATACTCTGTAGGAATATTTACATAATATCTTGGCTCTCTAGAAATAAAAGAATCTTTTAGTTCGAGATTCTTGGGATTTCTATACCACATGTCTTTGGGTAACCATGCCTTAGAATATTTTTTTACTCCCATGTCCTCTAAGTCAGCTTTCTTTTTCCATTCAAAAGTAATTGACGGAACTACTAATCCAGAAATAAGGAACTCCTGTGCTCCCTCCTGTAGAAAATCAACAATTTGTGGTTTTATTCCCTCTAACATTCTATACTGATTTTCTGAAAGTGACCCCTTATCAACGATTAATTCGTTAATACCAAGCTCTATTAACTTGTCTATTGTGGTACTAGCTATTGGGTCTCTTCTGTAAAAATACCTACATCTATCCACTATCTTTTCGTAATCTCTTGCTGTGAGTGCTCCTGCATTTGGTTTTTTGTATGGAGCATCTCTCCAAGGATTCGCAACATTGTAGCTGTTAGATGGGGTATCCCAAATAGCAGAAGTCATGTGGCTTGCTGTTTTTGGGTCGCTTAATTTTTCTTTTTGCAGTCTGGTTGTCGCCTCTGCTTTTACTGTACTATCTTTTTTTCTTGCCATTATAACCAACCTGTTCCTAATAACTTTACTTGTTTACTTCGGAAATCTAAACTTTCGTTTGTGAGATAATAAGCCAGCACCGCACTTAAAAGTGATGCAGTAAAGTGGTCTTCACCCTTATGTCCACCTGCTGGTGTCATTGTCCTATATGAAATTATCCCAGTAGTTGGGTTCTTTGTATAGGACATCCTTTCCAACTCAGTTATAGTATCCATATCCGTAGTGGAATAAATGATTCTGTGTTTGTTTGTGTACTCCTGTAGAAGTGAAACAGATAAAGGCTTTGCTCTTGATTTTATTTCTTTACCGTCTTCGTCTACTCCTAGGATGATTGCTGAGTTGAATTTGATTGGTATGAGGTAATCCTCATAGTTTTTCTTTTGATACTGCTTTCCTTTTAGTAAATCCTGAATTACACTCATTCCTGCGTGTCCTTCATCCATTCCTATAAGAGAAGGACTATACTTACTGTCCAATGCATCAATGAACCGTTTTTGTATTGGATATGGAACCTTGACTAGGCGAATTTTGGAATGAAATCTAAATCGCATGTCATCATCCAAATACATAATAAAAATAGCTGTGGGTTCTGTGTTTCCCTGAAAAGCCACTTTACCTTTTCTTCTGGTAACATAGTAACCAGTAGGAGATTTTAAACAATATATTTTTCCAGAGTAATCAATTTCTTTTACATTTGTATCTCTAAAGAGCTGGTTTTCTGTTTTTTTAACTATACTAACTCTACCCATCTGACTATCTTCATAGAAATTCTTTGTTGAGGAATACCCTAAAGAAATTGCTAATCTGTGTACTTGGTCTAGCAGCTCATGTGAAGAACTATTATACTGTGGAGACCTTATACCATTAAGTCTACTTCCATCCCCTTTTAGTAAAGTTTGTAAGAAAATTTCTTGGTCTTTAGTAGAAGTTTCAAAAATAAAGTCTGGAATTCTTTTATTTTTTGCGTGTATACCACAAGCATTTCTCAACCAAATACAGAGTTCTTTACAGGTAATTCTCCAACTAACTTGAGTTTTTCCCCACTGAGTTTCAAACTCTTTTCTACTTACCACGTATGGTAACTTTTTTAGTAGCTCATCTATTTCATCTGTGTATCTGTCTTTTGATTGTGTAATATTAACTTCCCAATTAGTGTTGTTTGTGGCAGAACCCTCTGTAATAAACCAAGCAAGAAATTTTACCCAATCTGTCATATTTACTGTAGTACTTTTCTTTTCTCTATCTTTTCTGTCACTATAGTAATAAGGTACTTCAAACGTACTTGGTCCAGCCTGTGTTTTATTTTTTGCGGCAACTTTAACTTTAAATCTATTATTAGATAAATTAGGTAAGTCTTTTGCTTTTAATCTTTCGTATTTTCCACTTGGGGAACTACCAATATATTTTTCTGCCCAAATTTTATGCTCAGGAGATACACAAAAATTAGTACTCTTTCCTTCTACCTCTAACATTTTTCCTGTATAATCTTGTTCCCATAGCCAAAGAGGATTATCCCAAGTAATTTCATCTTCTTTAGTATCATAGCAAGCTATAATATCTTTCATTGTTATATCTTTGTGAGAAATCCAACCACGTTTAGTTAATACGTCTGTATCTTCAGAATAACAATATCCAAGGTCTACTCCAAAAATTACACCGTTGTTCTTAGGCATTGCTGGAAGTATTTGTACTTTTTGTAGGTAGTCGTTAAACTTTTCTCCAAAGGTAATACCATTTAAAGCTATTTTATATACTGGATATGATTTAATATCCATTAGTCTTCTATCAAATACTGCATAGATAGGAGAACCGTGTTGTCCTAAAACGAAGTGAGCAAATTCTTCTGTGTTCTTTCCTCCGTATCTGCGGATAGCATCTGCTTCTGCTTCATCATCAAATCTAGGATTTTGATAGGAATCTATTCTATATCTGCTATAGGTATCATCGTTCTTATCTGCGTGGTAGTTTACGTTTTCTTCACGAATTCCTGTTGGAACTCCTGAAACAATAAGTTTACTTCCACTCATCCAGTAATTGATTGTAGCCTGTAATTCTAACCATGTTCCCCAAGGGTAATATCCAGAATTCTTGGTAAGCACGCCGTTTATGAAAAAATTGTGGTTGCCTTCTACAGTAATATCATAGAGATATTTTGCTCTGGTATTTACTTCTTTTATTTTTGTTACTCTAAACTTATAAAGAGTCTCTGGAATCTCAGCAGACTTTACTACCTGTATTTTTGGAAAGGAATTGTTGTATTTACCCTCTCCAATTTTATATTTCATACAGTCTGGAATATGTTTTTCTATTACTCTTTTAAGGGTTTTTAAAGATGAGTGTTTTATGTGTATATAATATAAATCTTTATCTTTATCTTTTGAAACTTTAGAAGATATATTCCATTTTTCTTTTAAGTACTCTGCGATTATTTCATTTTCTTTTTTAGAAAATGAGTGTGTAGATAACACTCCATTATCAGAGCCATCGTCCATCCACCATACAGCTAATCCAAGAGATGATAATTTATTTAAATATTCCCTAGTTACTGTTTTTATATTATTAGGATATAATTCAGTAGCCAATTCTAAAATTTGTGGGTGTCCTAGTGTTCCAAAACTATAATTTAATGTTCCCCATCCCCCATTTTTAGAAATTCTAGGTCCGGTTCTAACCAGTCTCCCTAATTTAGATACTAACCAGTCTACGTATTCTTTTTGTTTTAAACTGTGATTAGTTCTGTATCTGGCTCTGTTTAATTCAATTTCAGCTGAACCATCCCCAAGAAAAGAACCTAAAATTACTTGATACTCTTCTTTAGATAGGTCTTCTTTATCAAATATTTCTCTAACTGAAAGACCCAATTCAGATAGTTTTCTAAATATGGATTGTGGTGTTCTATCTAGAGCTAATGCTATATCTGCTACTTCTACAGACAATGCTATTTGTTCTTTTACAAAAGTAATTTCTTCTTCAGACCAATACTTTCTATTTGTATTTTTATGTAAATAAACGCTATCATTTAAAACTAAATTTTTAGCAGGAATATATCCCCTATCTGTATAGATTTTATGATTTTCACCTACTCTAATATAGGTATCATTATACTGAATTTCCAGAACTTTTTGTTTTCTTTCTATCTTTTTTATAGAAGAAATTCTATCTTCAACAACATTTTTCCCGTCCCAAGAAAGAACTATATCTCCTACTTTTAGTTCAGAAATTCTTTTGTTGGTATTTTTTCCTGCAATTCTTTGAGTACCAACTATACACTCATCTACGATAAAGAATGGGGTGTGAAGACCAATAACATTTTCCCCTTTTCCTGACTGTCCAGCAATTCTGCACATAAGAGTAGCATGTGCTTTTGTTTCAATTCTGTGTTCAGAGTTGTTGATACCACTTCTGTAGTTCACAAAGTTCTTTAACAGGCTGTTAGTTCTAAAGAACATTTTTAACATTTCCCAAACAGGGTCTAGTTGTGCTTTGTTTGGTACGGAGTAAATTATATACTCCCCAGGATAAAGGTTATTAAACAATATCCAGATAATCATGTGCACAATAGCAAACGTTTTACCTACTGCACGACTCGCTCTTAGAGAAATGTATGGATTTGTGTCTACCAACAATTCTTTCTGGTAGATTGTAAATTCCATATTTTGTTCTATATCAGTAACTTCTTCTCGTAAGTCCCCTTCGTTTGAATCTATTTCATGTAAAAATTCCCCAAACAAAACAGGATTTTTAAAGATTCTTATGAGTTGCTGCTCTTTAACAGAAAGCTTTTCTACTACAGACATATACTAGAGTCCTTCTGGAAATTTCTCTTTATACTCTTCTTGTAAGTCTCTCAACTCAGAAGAGGTAAGTTCCAGCCTTCCAGTGCACTTTACTGCCTCGTCTTCTTCTTTCTGTTCCAGCATTCTACCGCACGTAACAATAATTTTGTTGTCCTCATCAGGGTATAAAAACCACCCATCAAATAACATCATTCCACACTCTGGACAAATAATTCGATAAATTTTATTCTTATAAAACCTATCGGCTTTTTCCTGAATATTTTTGATATAGGCTTCAATAGAATCTTCTTTTTCTTCTTTACGAGTCTTACGGGTGATATTTAAATCTCTCTGCATGTCAGAGATATCTTTTCTTAAACTAGAGATAAACTTATTAAGTTCCCCGATAACTCTAATATTGTCTGTTCCAACTCCTTCTTGCTGTTCTGCATAAAGAGTGTCTTCATAATCACTTAAAGTTAATAAGGCACGTATTAGTGCCCTAAGAACCTGTGTATCATTAAATTTTAAATCATCTAGGGCATAGTCTTCTCTGAACAATTCCATCATGTCCCGAATCCTATCCTCTAAGTTCTGTTTCGGCTTGAAAGTTGTTAGTTCTTTTGCCTGTCTTTCTTCCCAAACTATGTCAAATTCCTCATCTGAAAGATTTTTGTATTGTGCTAAGTTACGTAAACTTTCCTTCGACTTCACTCTCTTTGCCAAACTCCCCTCCTACTTGGGCAAAATTATCCAGCCCTTATACTGTTTATATTTTATATTATAGAAATATCACTATTTAAAGTTGACACTTTGACCAACCGCAGGAAAGACATGTAACACATCTTCCTGATGGTACTAAATTCTCTGTGTCTCCACATAAAGGACACCCAACCTTGCCCGATGTTTTCTTTTTTACTTTCTTTTCTTTTTTGTCTTTTTTAATTATATCTTCTTTCATTATACCATATTCCAATGAATCTTGATAGATTCTGTTATAATTTCTGATGGTTTTAAGCCCAAAACACCCATTAGGAGCTTTTCTTCCGGTGTAATTGAACCTTTAATCCGTTGTTTTTCTTCTTTATTTCATCTAGAAAATCTTCCTGAATTTACTACTGTCTCTAAATTTTTCCTATTTAACTCCTCTATTTTTAAATTTCTCCACTATAAGTTTAAAACTAATCTCTACATATTTATTTCAAGAATATTGAAGATAATGGTTGTAGTGTTTGTTATGCCTTAGACTCAAAGCAAGGTTTGCCTACCTGACTTCCGTGTCATTAGAAGAGCCTATATAACACTTTCCATTTATAGTATTATGAATTCTATATATCCCCCTCACACTATTATACCTTTTTATCCCAGATTTTCTGAGTTTCATTCAAAAAAGCAAGTAGTTCTTTTTCATTTAAACGTGAATAGCACTTATGATGAAACCATAAGTTTATATATGGTCTATCAAGTGCTACAATTTTAAAACGGTCATTTATTTTTCTTTTGGGTGGGTTTACTTTACACCAGAAACATTCTTTTTTTATATATTTTAGCTTCTTTGTCAATTAATTTTCCCTGCTTTCTCTTTCATTAGTTTTTTCATCCTGCCTATAAGCTCTACTGGTGGGTTTTGTTGCTCGTAGACATATCTAATAAGGTGCATCATTTCCTCTGGTGTCATCGGAACATATATTAAATTATGTCCAGTAACACACTCATCAGCGTCTCTTTCAAACCTATACTCTTTATGACAAAAGAAGCATTTATACTTATTTTCGTCTAGTTTTATTGCCACTATAATTTCCTTTTTTATGATGCTTCGCATGACATCCTGAGCATAATACTGTTAAATCTTTAAGTATATTTTCATTATATATATTTTTGTAGGTATTATGATGAATAGTGGTTGCTGGTCTTCCACATAATTTGCAGGTTTCACCAAGAACACTAAGAACTATTCTACGTTTTACTGCCCACTCAGGGGATTTTAAATATTCTCGATACTTGTCTGCCTTCTTTTCGTATGTCTTTTTTACATTTCTCTTTGGGTTTTGATATGTATGGTGTTTGCAGTATCCATCTATATACCCCATACCTCTGCAAGGGTCTCCGTTTTTTTTAATCCCTTTACAATAAGCTACTTTTTTATTGCTTGCCATATTAATACCCCGCTAATTTCATTCCTAAGAAAAAGAAATACCCCGCACCAAATGTTAGTGCCATAGTACCGACAATACTAAAAATAAAGGCAAGAACAAAGTGCCACCATTCATATAATTCTATCATTAGTACTGTTCCTCACCCTTAAAGTAAAGCTTATTGCCGTTAGCTTCCCATCCAGATTCAATAAATTTGTTTAGTTCATCCTTAGTTTCTTGAAAAGCCCTGAAATTCTCTTCTTTTACCGTCTTTTCTGCTTCTAACTCTTCTTTTAGCCTTACAATTTCATGCTGTAGGGTAACTTTTTCTTTAATAAGCTCATCTGTCATGTTCTCTTTGGCGTAAGTCTCCAAATTTTTCCAGTATTCTATCCCTTCTCCCATAAATTCAAAACCATTTGGGTTAAAGGTAACTGCTTTTTCTGCGAGAGCCTTAGAAAATTTAGACCAATTTTCTTGAGTAAATGTCATTTTATTTGAGTCTACATTAAATTCTGAATACTCCGCTAATAGTTTTTCTAGTAATTCTTTCATTGGTTCTCCTGTTCGTTTATCCAATTGATAATATTTTGCATTGTTTTTTTGTCCCACATAAACCAACTTACTTTTCGTAAAAACTCCTCTAGTACTTTTCTAGTCCACTCATATTTAGTTTTTGGACTGTAGTGTTCAAAACAATCTACCCAACCTTTTTGGTAAACATGCCCAACTAAAGTATCCGGTGAGGAAGGACAGTCATATTTTTTATTGGTACATATTTCTGCTATTTTTTCTTGAGATAGTTCTTCACCTTCTCCCTGTAGTTTTTCAAAAGTTGTTATAACACAGTCCTTAAGATTTCCACTCCAAGAAACACCTATGAGTTTTAACAATTTCCAGATAACTTGATGCAGTTCTATAATGTAATCTAATCTTTCATCGTTATATTGTGATGTAAAGTCAGCAAGAAATCCTTTTGGTCTTTCTTTCCATTTATGACTCATTCTTGTTCTCCCATTTCACAATCTGCACACCTCTGTGTATAATCATTTTCGTTATTTAAAAAAGAAATGAAATCTTCTGTCATTTTTGCAGTAAGATTTCTTAGTGCAAAATTTTGCATTTGTAGGGTAATACTATCCATACGTATATACTTAATATTCTTTAAATCTTCCCTTCCATCCCTTCGTAAAACCATTTCTACAGTCCAAGTATCCATTTAATTCTCCTTAGGGTATTCTTAATGTTTTGCACTTATTACATTCTGCAAACATAATATTTTTGTTTAGCTGAGAAGTATACATATAGAATATACCTCCACATTTACATCTACATGCCCACTGGTAACAAACTTCTCTGTTATCCATTGATTCTTTTGTAGTACATGTTTCGTTGTATACACACTCATCACAAAGCTTATATTCCTCCATTTATCTCTCCTCGTGTCTTTGCAGTTCTACTCTCATATTTTCCAGTCTTCCACAAAATTCTCTAATTGTTAAGATAGTTCTACGTGGGTCTCTGTTTCCTAACGAGTGTGTAAGAGCAGAGTTTCTTGAGGCTAAAAGTGTTTTTTGAAAGCCAGTATTTCTACATAAAGCCCAGTAAGCCCTATCCAACAACTTTTGGTACTATTCTCCATGTCTGTCAATCTCCACGCCTTTCCACCAAAGTGTTTGTGTTTTCCACCATTTTTTGGGCTTTCCCTTGAATTTAGCTGATTTTCCAACTAATTTGCAAATCTCTACCTGCATATCTGGATTTTTAAATTTCAATGGTTATAGGAATCCTTCCATACTGTTGCAATGTACCCCATCAATTACGAAGGGATGTAGTGCAAAGTTTGATAAACTATTGGAAGGGTACTTGTTTCCAGAACCTATGTTCATTGAATTACTCCTTGACAATTAGTTAGTTATGTGGTATAATGTCTATAGAAGGTAAGGAAATTAGCCTTCTTTTTACCACTAAGAACATTATACCATACTTTAATCAGTTTGTCAAGGAGGAATTGATGGAATTTTTAGCAATGCTTATTGGAAGTGCTGGACTTGTATTCTTTCTAACAGAGGAATATGTTATTGGGTGTATTGTTGTTGCAGTGGGTGCTATTGTTTATGGTATTTCTGAACTTGGGGATGTGTAGATGACTAAAGATAAAGAAATTCCTGTAAAAAGCAAATCACAGTTTCGTAGGATAAAGGCACAGGGTGGAAATCCAGTTTTGATACATCCTTGTAGAAAATGTGGTACTAACATGGAATATCTATTGGGAGTTACTAATGATATGAAACCTAGAAAAAGGTGGATATGTTTATCATGTGGGAGAGAAGAATGAGTAAACCGTGTATAAGTTGTGGACAGACAAAAGGTAAAATTTATAAAGGACAGCCACATGACCATGTATGTGCAGACTGTGGAAGAGCAATGCCTGTTCCTGATGAACTACCTACCTATTCACTATCAAACCCCCAATTTCTGTTTGTTGATATTGATAATATGTATACAATAAAGTATGATGGGTACAGAGAAAAGAATCACTGGACTCTTTTAAGAAAAGGTGGAGGTCATATACTTAATGGTGACTTCTATGATGTTGTTGCATATTTTATTAGATTTCAAAAAGAAGAAATTTTAGATGATTATGTAACTACTACAAATAATGACAAGTATATTCAAAAAACAAACTCCACAACTGGAACAGACTGTTCTTGGGTTTGTCAATCCTGTTTAGCACACATTCCAGCTGGAGTGTTTCATGTCTGTCCTATATGGGAAAATTTTGAATCTGAACCAGAGTAGGATACTTGACAAACGAAAAAAGGATGGTATAATCTTATGTTAGACATTACCTTAGCAGAAAAAATTAAATCTGCTGGATATAACTTAATATTTGTGTATGGGGATATTAAATCTTTT